TTACGAGTATATCCCTTGCAATAGCGGGTTTAACTTCACAGCGTCCTCAAGATGATCTCGTTCGAAATGTGCATATATCATCGTCATTTTAATATCGGCCTGCCCGAGGACACGTTGCAAGACCAGAATATCACCACCATGCATCATTAAGTGTCTGGCGGAGGTATGACGCAGTACGTAGGTCAGTTGCACTGCCGGTAATTCGAGACCTGTTCTTTCAAGCGCTGACCTAAATGTACTATAACAATCACTAAATAGCCGACCTGCTCGGTCATCTGGTAGGGTGTTAAATAACTTCTTGCTAATAGGAACGGTGCGGTTTTTTTTGCCCTTCGTATTGATACAAGTGATTTTAAACTTTGTTAGCTGACTTTTTTTCAATTGTTCGGCTTCAGACCAACGTGCTCCAGTCGCGAGGCAAATTTTGACCACGTTGACCAAATCCCGATTTTCATGGCGTTCGCATTCAGCAAGCAGCACGGCGATTTGTTCCTGATTTAGCCAAGCCATTTCCATTTCTTCTGTGCGGAATGGGCGCATATTTTTCAGTGGATTTTCGCCCTTCCATTCACCGAGGCGGTTTAGCTCATTGAATACCGCGAGAAAGTAGGCTAACTCAAGATTAAGCGTGCGGGACGATACTTCTTTAACCCTGCTTGAACGGGCATATTCACCCTTTAGCCTCTTCTCACGGTAGGGGGAAAACATCTGCGCACCGAATTCGCGTGCTAATGGTTCGCCCATACACTCAAAAGCATGGTACATGGCTAACTGGCGTTTCAAGCCGTCTTTCAGTGTAATGCCATGAGCGCTATACCATGAATCAACCAGCTCTTTTAACGTGCGCCTGTCTTCCTTTTCTTCCTGCCACGGGTTTTGAACGGTGTACTGTTCGAACGCCAGCGCCTCGCCTTTGGTGGCGAATTTCTTTTTGATACGTTTGCCTATTGCCCCGTTTGGATAGGGCTCGCAAATCCAACCGCCAGTAGGATTCTCACGACCCACCCTCAGCTCACCTCGCTGTAAATCCCCACCACGCGGCCCACCGTTTTTATCTCGTCGATACCGCACTCAAACGGAACCTTGCCACCCGCCACGTGGAGTTTTTTACCCGGCAGCAGCGTTAGGTCGCGGATGCTGGCGGTGCCTTCAATTTCAACCAGCCACAGGCCGTCGGTCAACGATGCGTCTTTTTCAATAAAGTGCAGCTTCCCCTCCGCCCGGACGGCGATGCCGCGCGCCAGCGGTTTGCTAAAGAAAGCAGAGTCGATACTCAAAATGGTATTTTCTTCCAGCTTTCCATCACCAAGTGTGAACGTGGAAACCGAAACGGGATCGCCCGGCGCGGGGTGACCTTCAAACTGCGCACCTTGCCCGGTCATCAGCCAGCGAAGGCTCGCGCCGGTGTCCAGCGCACACTGAACCGCAAAGTCGTAAGAGATGGTACCGCGCGCGTAGCGGTTTTGAAGCGAGCTGGCGGCGATATTGAAGTGCCGGGCCAGCTGGATTTTCTGCGTGAAACCATATACCTGACAGATTCTATCGAGTAACTCTTCATTATTCACTTGAGAATCCAAAATCAAAATATATCCCTTTTGGTGTTTACTAATACTCAATTGGGTATTAGTATCATTGCAAATTCGGGCAATCAGCGGCAGACGTTGGCAAACAGAGGCTAATGATTGCAGACCATTATCAAAATGGGAATCATGCAGCATGGCTTCTGAAATCGCAATCCTCAAACGGTGGAAAAAGCCGTGCTGTGCCCGTTTTCAGCACATTAGCGTGCGTGAATTTATGCGAGGGGAGATATGGCGATAGAAGCTGCCCGTGCAAGGGTTCCACTTAGCGTGGGAGCGCGTCTTAACGGGCTTAACCACGTCGCTGAGCTGCGCGCCCGATACGGGAGCGATAGCGGAAAAGAGCTGGCGCGGTTTATGGCCGAGCTGCGCGATAAGCGCGACCCCTGCTTTGAGGAGAACAGCAGGGCGCTGGCCGCCCTCTTTTTCCTGGCGAGATTGCCCGTCGCCCGTCATGAGTGCGATATCAGCGAGCTGACGACCGAAGAGAAACGGGCGCTGATTAACGCCATGAACCATTTTCGTGCTGTTGTGAGTTTATTTCCTGAACGGCTGACCATGCCGATATAACCCAACCAAAAAACTAATGGCGTAAACCCGCCGGGCACCCTATTGCCTGAAATTATGGAGAACGCGTGATGCGAAACAGTGAAAACCGCCCTTATCCGATCGGAAGTGAAGAACTGAAGCGCCTGCTGATGGAGGCTAAAACGGAGGAACGATGCGCGCGAGCCCTCGCGGTCTCCCTGCGCCTGGAGGCGCTGGCAAGCCATATCTACAAAACCGGCATGAGCGGAGAAGACGTTGCCGAACTGCTGTGCCACGAGGCGGCCCGCTACGAGCGTGAATCACAGGAGCTGCACTGATGGCCGATTTTATCGATCTTGCGCAGGCGCGCGAGCAGGAGGACAGAGAGCGGTACATTAATCGCGCCCGCAGACGACCCGCATCGCCTTCGCGTTTCCTCTGCGAGGACTGCGAGGCTCCGATACCGGAGGCGCGCCGAATGGCGGTGCCCGGCGTGGGCCTGTGCGTCACCTGCCAGGAGATCGCGGAGATGAAAAATAAACACGTCCGGGGAGGATAAGTTGGCTACGTCATTTGCTTATCCGTGGAACGTTCCGCGGTCGGCTATTGCCAGCCCTTATCTCACCCATGCCCAACAGCAGCGCCGCGATCGCCTTTTCGCGGCGCTGCAGCAGGCACGCATTGCTCTCTCACAGCAGCCCGACTGCGTACGCTTCGAGGTCTGGCGCACGGTTGACGCCCTCGAACAGCATCGGGGCAGCCCGCAGGCCAACGCCTTTTCGATCCGCTTCTGCAAAAGGATGTTACCCCGCCTGCGGCGGGTCTCTGAACGCTATGCCTGCACAGGCCTGCACGACGAGGTCTCCAGGGCCGTGTTTGACGGCCATTTCGACACTCAGCTTCTGCAATACCTCGCCTCGCGGATGGTCGAACTGGTTGCCCGCTATAACCGCCTTCCGGATATGTCCCGCGCGGACGTCGACCTGCTGGCCGCAGATATCGCCAGCTTTATTCGCGGCGAGCTGGCGAATATTAAGGATGCTGAAATGGGTGAATACCAGACGCTGTACGTCTGGTATCAGCGCGCCGGACTGATCGCCCGACAGTTCAACGTGTCGCCTCCGCACTGGGAGCGGGTGTCGAAGACGTTTTTTGACAAAGATGACGTTGCTGCGGCGGTGATTCGCATGTTTTCCGAGGCGTGGTGGCGCGGGCGTCTGCGTCGGGTCGCGGCTGCCTGGCGCGAGCATTTACAGATTGCCCTCGGCAACGTCAGCAAACGGAGAACGGCGTATGCGAGCAAACGCTGCGTGACCGAGTGGCGCGAGCAGAAGCGCCGCACGCGCGAATTTCTCAAGGGCATGGAGCTGGAAGATGAAGAGGGCAACCGCATCAGCCTGATTGAAAAATACGATACCTCGGTGGCTAACCCGGCGATACGCCGCTGTGAACTGATGACCCGCATCCGCGGGTTTGAAAATATCTGTGAGGCGCTGGGCTATGTGGGCGAGTTCTATACCTTAACCGCGCCCGCGCAGTATCACGCGACGCTGAAATCAGGTTACCCCAACGCGAAGTGGAACGGGGCCAGTCCGGCGGATACGCAAGGCTACTTTACCCGTCTATGGGCGCGTATCCGCGCAAAGCTCCACCGTGACGGGCACCGACTCTTCGGTATCCGCGTTGCGGAACCCCATCACGACGGTACGCCCCACTGGCACATGCTGATGTTTATGCTGCCGGAAGATGTCGAATGCGTTCGCCAGATTATCGGGGACTACGCGCGGCAGGAGGAGAGCGCTGAACTGCAGAGCGAAAGCGCCATACAGGCGCGCTTTCACGCGGACGCGATCGATCCGCAGAAAGGCAGCGCTACCGGCTATATTGCCAAATACATCTCAAAGAATATCGACGGCTATGCGCTCGATGGAGAGACCGATAGCGAAAGCGGCGGATTGCTGAAGGAGACGGCGTCCGCCGTGTCGGCCTGGGCAGGGCGCTGGCACATTCGCCAGTTTCAGTTTATCGGCGGCGCGCCGGTAACGGTCTACCGCGAGCTGCGGCGTCTGGCGGATCCCGAAGCCGCGCGCGGTCTGAGCGTTGAGTTTGCCGCCGTCCATGAGGCTGCCGACGCCGGGGACTGGGCGGGTTACGTCACTGCGCAGGGCGGGCCGTTTGTGCGTCGCGATGATTTACAGGTGCGCACTCTGTATGAGCCGCGCGCCGGGTTTAACCAGTACGGCGAGGAAACGGTCCGCATCCGCGGCGTGTACGATCCTGCCGTTGGCGCGGGCAGCCCGATTTTTACCCGACTCACGCAGTGGAAAATTGTGCCGAAGCGGGCCGCTGATCTTAAGGACGCGCCCGTATCCTCTCGGAGTTCTGTCAATAACTGTACGCAGACCGATCTTTCTCAACCCCTAAGCCGACGTGCAAGACGGGCGTTAACCGAACGCATCAAATTCATCCACCCTGGCGCGTCGTCGCCCGTCGTCTTCGCGAGCGACCCGCAGAACGGAGTTCCGGAGAAGGTGATCGATGAGATACGGCTCGCCACCGGGATAGCCATCACTCGGGGAGAAGCCCTGCATCTTATGGCGGGAGGCATCAGCCGCTTTAACGATAAATGGTGCAGAGGCGCAGCCGACGGATCGCTATTTCCGGCACCGTGCTCTTACCAGCAAAAGGCGCGGAAAATCCTTGAACGTATTGGGTATTTAACGGATCTCTTCGCTCAAAGAGCCCGCTAATCTCCATCCATATCATGTACATACCGTGAAGGGTTCTGATTTTTCGCTTCACTCTTTTTATGAATACGTGCTACTGTATGTTTATACAGTATCTCGTGGTGGAGGTTGTGTGGACAGAGAGTTGAACGAGCAGGTCATGATTGAACGAGTCGAGCTGATTGCGCGACTGACGACAGAAGGAACGTGTCAGGAAAGAGATCGTGAGATTGCCCTGAATTTGATTGCTGAGATTGCGCGGGGAAATTTAATCAAGAACAACGCATTTACCGTTGTTTTCTCAGCGTCGCCTGTTCCGGAACGAATCAAAAAAGAGGGCAACGTTCGGGTGAACATTACTCTCGATAAAGATCAGCAGATTGGCCACGCCGTCGTTGAGGCCTTTCAGTGCGAACTGACGCGCAGAATACGATCCCTGTTTCCGTCATCGCGGGTGAACGTGAAAATCGGATCGGTGACGGGGGTCGAGCTCCAGGGGCTTGAAAAAGAGGCCGATCGCGAGGCGCTGGACGCTATCCTCCGGGAAGTCTGGGAAGACGAGAGCTGGCGCTAGCCCCGGCGTCATCACCCGTACCAACATCCTCATTCCTGTTTTGCGCTTCCGTTGAATCACGCTTCGCCGCTCGCGGACGATCTGTTGTGCCCGCGATTGTCCATCCGACAGCGATAGCGAAAAGCCTGCTGGCCCGGGAAACTCTACTGTACCTGGAAACCGGATGTTGGGAGCGTCTGATGAAAATCTATGCAATGCAGGGGGACACGCTTGATGCCGTTTGCGCCCGCTTTTATGGGCGCACGGCTGGCGTCGTGGAAGCCGTTCTGAAGGCCAATCCTGGCCTCGCGGAGTTAGGCGTTATCTTGCCTCACGGCACGCCGGTAGAGATGCCGGAGGTGAATAGCGCCCCCACAAAAGAATCCGTAAACCTATGGGACTGAGCCTGGAGAAAATCACCACGTTTATCGCCTACTGGCTGGCCGTGGCGCTGGCCTGGTTCGGGGCGATGTCTCCTGAAAAAGTCGCGCTGTACGTGGGGAGTCTTTGCGCCATTTTTACCGCGCTGACGAATTACTGGTTTAAGCGAAAAACCTGGCGCTATCTCCAGTCTCTGGGCCTCGATAAGAAGAGCATTCGTGAACTCAATCATTAAGCGTTGCAGCGTTGCTGGCGTGCTGGCCCTGGCGGTGCTGATGCCTGACTTTCGATTACTGAAAACGTCCCCGGAGGGGCTGGCGTTGATTGCCGATCTCGAAGGATGTCGCCTTTCGCCCTACCGGTGTAGCGCCGGCGTATGGACGTCAGGCATTGGGCACACGGCAAACGTTGTGCCGACGAGGGACATTACCGAGCGTGAGGCCGCGGTAAACCTGGTCGCTGATGTGCTCAACGTTGAGGGGAGTCTGGCGGCGTGTGCGCCGGTAGAGATGCCGCCCCGGGTCTACGACGCGCTGGTGAGTTTTACCTTTAATGTTGGCGCAGGTGCCGCCTGCCGTTCGACGCTGGTGTCCTTTATCAAACGCAAACAGTGGCCGCAGGCATGCGGGCAGCTTACCCGCTGGGTGTACGTCAACGGCGTCAAAAATGCCGGACTGGAAAATCGTCGTGTCCGCGAGACGGCCTGGTGTATGAAGGGGCTGCCGTGAGAACCCTCATGCTGGCGCTGGCCGGGCTGCTGGCCATCACGCTGTGGCTTCGTCATGACAACCTGAACCTGTCCCGTTCCTTAGCCACGGCCAACCGGGTCGCCAGCGAGCAAAAAACGGCCCTCGCCACGCTTAACCAGCAGCTGTCCCTGTCGCAGCGGGTGGCCAGAGCAAATGAAAACGCCCAGGTCAGGCTCCGTGAGGAGCTTGTTACCGCGGGCGAGGAGAGGGCAAGACGGGAAGCGACTATCGGGAGATTACTCAATGAAAATGAAGCGTTACGCCGCTGGTATACCGCTCAGCTGCCTGATGCTGTCCGCAGGTTGCACACCCGCACCGCCTGCGCCTCCGCAGCCCATTGTTTACAACGCCTGCCCGAAGGTGAGCCGCTGCCCGATGCCGGGAAGCGAGCCCGCCACTAACGGCGATCTCAGCGCGGATATTCGCAGGCTGGAATACGCCCTTATCGCCTGCGCGCTGCAGGTTGAAACCATTAAAGACTGTCAGGATAAACTCGATGCACAAACTCAAGAGCCTGCGTCAGGCATTAATTGACGCGATCCCCCAACTCAATGCCAACCCGGAGCGCCTGCAGATGTCGGTCGGAGGCGGCAATATTGACGCCCGCCAGGCCTCCTCGCTCTCCTTTGAAAAGCGGTATGCGCTGAACGCGAAGGTTAGCGGCTTCACCGGCGACAGCGAGGGATTTTTCGTCCCGGTGCTGGCCTGGCTTCGGGAAAACCAGCCGGATATTTTTACCCTCGATGAAGGACGCAAAAACGGTTACACCTTCGCGATCGTCTTAAACGATGACGATACGATGGATATCACCATCAGCGTGCAATTAACCGAGCGTATTCTTGTTTCCCAGGATCAGGGTGCTCTGCACGCGACGTATTCCCCCGAGCCGCCGCTGCCGGAGCCCGTCACGCGCCCGAAGGCGCTGTACATCAACGGCGAGCTGGTCAGCCAGTGGGAGGACTAAGTTCCCCGCGCTGAAGGCCGCCTGCCGCCTGCTGTCTGGACCGCTTGTTGTATCATCCCGCAGAAAACCCCGTCTCGTTGCTGCCGTTCCTCCTGAACGGCATTCTCTTCTCATGAATACATTAACTTCCATGAACGGCATCGCTCGCGCGATCCGCAATCTGATTCGTATCGGTGTTGTGACCGATGTTGACCTCAACAGAGGGCTTTGTCGTGTCCAGACCGGCGGGATGAAAACCACCTGGCTGAACTGGCTAACCTGTCGTGCGGGACGTTCGCGCGTCTGGTGGGCTCCTTCCGAGGGAGAGCAGGTGCTGCTGCTGGCCATCGGCGGCGAGCTTGATACCGCCTTTGTGTTGCCCGGCATTTTCTCTGACGACCATCCGGCGCCATCCGGGTCGCCTGACGCGTTCCACGTCTCGTTCCCTGATGGCGCGGTGATTGAGTACGAACCCGGGCGCGGGGCGCTGACGGTTGCTGGCATTAAAACGGCCGATATTACCGCCTCTGAATCGCTGACCGCCACCGTGCCGGAGGTGCGGGTGACGTCAACGTCCCGCATCACGCTGGATACGCCTGAAGTGGTGTGTACCAACAGGTTAATTACTGCCTCTCTTGAAGTGCAGAAGGGCGGCGTGATGGCCGGAAATATTGAGCATTCCGGCGGTAAATTCACCTCCAACGGGGTGCAGGTGGACAACCACGCGCACGGCAGTGTGCAAAGCGGCGGAAGCTGGACTAAGGGGACACAATGACGGTGCGTTACAGGGGGATGAACAGGCAGACCGGGCTGAGCATTTCAGAGGCTGAACACATCCGGCAAAGCGTGCGCGACATTCTGGTTACGCCGATCGGTTCGCGGGTCATGCGCCGGGAATACGGCTCGCTGCTGGCGGCGATGATCGACAGGCCGCAGAGTCCGGCGCTGCGTCTGCAAATCATGGCCGCATGTTATTCCGCCATCCAGAAATGGGAGCCGCGGATAAGCCTGACGGCCATCACTTTCGAGCGTTCGGAGAACGACGGGACGTTGTATGTCGATATCACCGGCACGCGCCCGACCTCCGGACAATCCTTTTCTATCACCATTTCACTGAGTTAAACGCTATGGCTATTGTTGATCTGAGCCAGCTCGCCGCGCCTGATGTCGTGGAGGAGGTGGATTATGAAACGCTGTTGGCAGAACGAAAAGCCACCTTTGTCTCCCTCTATCCGGAAGAGGAGCGAGAGGCGATTGCACGGACGCTGACCCTGGAATCCGAGCCGATTGTGAAGCTGCTGCAGGAGAACGCCTACCGGGAAGTTATCTGGCGCCAGCGGGTTAATGAGGCGGCGCGTGCGGTTATGTTGGCCTATGCCGCAGGCAGCGATCTTGACCAGATTGGGGCAAACGCTAACCTTGCGCGTCTGGTCATTACCCCTGCCGATGACACCACGTTCCCGCCCACTCCGGCTGTGATGGAGTCCGATACCGATTTTCGTCTGCGCATCCAGCAGGCGCCGGAAGGGCTTAGCGTGGCCGGTTCGACGGGCGCGTATCAGTTTCATGGTCGGAGTGCAGATGGTCGGGTAGCTGACATTTCCGTAATTAGCCCACAGCCCGCAAACGTCACGGTCTCCGTGCTTTCCCGGGAGAATAACGGCGTGGCGTCCGGGGAGTTGCTCACCGTTGTTCGCAATGTGCTGAACGATGAGGACGTCAGGCCTGTCGCCGACCGCGTCACCGTCCAGTCGGCCAAAATAGTTGACTACAGCATTGAAGCATCGCTTTTCCTTTTTCCCGGTCCCGAAAGTGAGCCGGTACTCAACGCGGCAAGGGCCCGGCTACAGGCCTATATCACGGCCCAGCATCGGCTTGGACGCGATATCCGCAAGTCCGCCATTTACGCCGCCCTTCACGTTGAAGGGGTGCAGCGCGTGGAACTCACCGCACCCGCGGCTGACATCGTGCTTGATGAAACTCAGGCCTCATGGTGCAGCCACTACAGCGTAACCGTGGGGGGAAGCGATGAGTAATACCCGACTTCTACCTGTTGGTTCGTCGCCGCTTGAGGTGGCGGCGGCACGCGCCTGCGCGGACATCGAAAATACGCCCGTTCCGCTGCGCCATCTCTGGAGTGCTGACACCTGCCCGGCGAATCTGCTGCCCTGGCTAGCGTGGGCGTTTTCGGTTGACCGCTGGGATGAGAACTGGCCAGAGGCCACCAAGCGAGATGTCATCCGCGCGGCGTGGTTTATTCATGCCCACAAGGGAACGATTGGCGCCGTGCGCCGCGTGGTGGAGCCACTTGGCTATCTGATTAACGTCACCGAGTGGTGGCAAACCAACGATCCCCCCGGCACCTTCCGCCTTGATATCGGCGTGTTGGACACGGGCATCACCGAGGAAATGTATTACGAAATGGAGAGGCTTATTGCTGATGCAAAGCCTGCCAGCCGCCACCTTATTGGCCTGAATATCATCCAGGACATTCCGGGTTATCTCTATACCGGGGCCCTGAGCTATGACGGCGACATCATCACGGTTTATCCCGGATAAGTGAGAGCACAATGACAGTGAAATATAAAACGGTTATCACCAAAGCCGGTGCCGAAAAACTGGCAGCAGCGACCGTCCCGAACGGCAAGAAAGTCAATTTTACGGCGATGGCGGTCGGCGACGGTGGCGGCACGTTGCCGATGCCAAACGCAAACCAGACGAAACTCATCAATGAAGTCTGGCGTCATGCGCTGAATAAGATCAGCCAGGACAACAAGAATCAAAATTATGTGATCGCTGAGCTGCTCATCCCTCCCGAAACTGGCGGTTTCTGGATGCGAGAAATGGGGCTTTATGATGACACGGGCACCCTGATCGCTGTCGGGAACATGGCAGAAAGTTATAAGCCGTTGTTGGATGAGGGATCTGGGCGTGCGCAGACCGTGAGAATGGTGGTCATGGTTAGTGATATCGTCTCGGTCGAACTTTCGATAGATACATCCACGGTAATGGCGACCCAGGAGTATGTGGACGAAAAGATCGAAGAGCATGAGCAGTCCCGCAGGCATCCTGATGCAACGCTAATGGTAAAAGGATTTACTCAGCTCAGTAGCGCGACCGATAGTCTATCTGAGACGCTTGCCGCAACACCGAAATCGGTTAAGGCCGCCTATGACCTTGCCAGTGGGAAGTATACGGCTCAGGATGCGACCACAGGACAGAAAGGGATTGTTCAGCTCATTAGCGCCACTGACAGCGCGTCTGAGACACTGGCAGCGACGCCGAAAGCAGTCAAGGCGGCGAATGACAATGCGAATGGCCGCGTGCCGTCAGCAAGGAAGGTTAACGGGCGGGCTCTGACGAATGATATCAATATCACCTCTCAGGATGTTGGCGCAGTATCAGCGAATGGTGGGAATTATAATTCAATATTCAGGTTTGGTAGCGTCGGAACTGTGCCTACTGAAAGAAATACTGCGTCGCTTGTCAGTGCCCAGGGAGGTGCTGGCAGTATTATCTCTGGAGTGGCTTTCGAATGGTACGATAATTCGATGGTTCTCGGCCTTGTGAGAGGTGACAGCACTAACACGCTAGGGTTCGCTATGTGGTTGGGCAGTAAGAACCTTTTCAATATTGATCCTGCCGGGAATGCAGCTCTGGCAGGTAACTTAGTTTCTAATGGTAGTATTTATGCAAATTACGTACAAACATCCGGAGATTTGCGTTCTGAACGCAATATCAGCAGTAAGGGGTTAATAGAGGCCGGTGGGGGATTATACGATACTCCCGGTGTACGAGTGTATTCACCTAATAACCAACCGCCAAAGCAGGATTTGAGTCCTTATGCAACTACAGCATGGACTATAGCAAATTTCCTGCAAGGAGGGCTTAGGCTTGCATCGGCGGGAGTCGCTACAAACGGAAATAATGATAATGAGTTTGCATATGCACCTAACGGGACGGTGGTCACTGCTGTGCAGCAAAAAACGAATTACACAGCGGTACAATATCGCTCCCTTCAATATAACATCGGTGGAAACTGGTACACAGCGTGGGTGGCTTAATGACAATGCAATCAGGTGTATTCGAAAAATATAGTCCGTTAGACAAATGGGGAGAGTATACCGCTGCGAACGTGGCTAAACTTTCACAGGAGGAACTTGAACTATATTATATTGCGAAATCTCCAGGGGTAAATGTTGTTTTTCTGAAAGATGAGAATGGCAATGACTGGTATCAGTGGCTAAAGAGGCTTTCAAAAGAAACGCTTAAGGTATCTTTTAATCCAGAATCAAAAGAAATTATTCACTTTTCTTACGATGCTAGCGCTATTTTTCCTCTTAATCAGATTGTCGTGGAAGTCAAGCCAGACGATGTGCCTGATGAATTCACTAATGCTGGAAATAATGCGCTAGGTGGCGCGTTTATTTTTGAAGGTGGAAAGATAACACTTGCTCCAGTGGATTATCAGGCAGAAGCACAACGCAAAAAACTGGAACTGTTATCTCAGGCAAATAATGCGATTGCCATGCTTCAGGATGCGATTGAACTGGATATGGCGACCGAGGAAGAAGCTTTGAAACTGCAGAAGTGGAAAAAATTCCGTGTGTTATTGAGCCGCGTTGACGTGAGTAAACCGGACTGGCCTCCATCACCAGATACAGAGATATGAGTCAGCAAGACCGTGCCATTGCCTGACTAAACCCAAACCCTCCATCCGGAGGGTTTTTCGTTTGTTGTGTAATCCTTTCCCCAACCCCAATACGTCGCATCAATCGCGCGCTCCACAGACAATAGCCTCACCACTAAACGAAGGAGTTAACCGGATGGGCGACTATCACCACGGCGTGGAAGTTATCGAAATCAACGATGGCACCCGCACCATTTCCACCGTCTCGACGGCAATCATCGGCATGGTCTGTACGGCCAGCGATGCTGACGACAAGACATTTCCTTTAAACGAGCCCGTGCTCATTACCAACGTGCAAAACGCGATTGCGAAAGCCGGTAAGGCGGGGACGCTGTCCGCTTCTCTGCAGGCGATCGCCGACCAGTGCAAACCGGTTGTCGTTGTTGTTCGTGTGGCCGAAGGCACCGCGGAAACCCCGGAAGAGGCGCGCAAGCAGACCGTTTCCAACATCATCGGTACCACCGATGAAAACGGTAAGTACACCGGCCTGAAGGCGCTTTTGACCGCGAAAACGGTAACCGGCGTTAAGCCGCGTATTCTCGGCGTGCCGGGGCTGGACTCTCAGGAAGTGGCGACCGCGCTGGCCGCCATGTGCCAGAGCCTGCGCGCGTTCGGCTATGTCAGCGCGTGGGGCTGTAAAACCATCTCTGAAGCGATCGACTACCGCAAAAACTTCAGCCAGCGCGAGCTGATGGTTATCCATCCTGATTTTCTGGCATGGGATACCACCACGAACGCAACGACGACGGCCTGGGCTACCGCCCGCGCGCTTGGCCTGCGCGCCAAAATCGACCAGACAATCGGCTGGCATAAAACCCTGTCAAACGTTGGCGTCAACGGCGTTACGGGCGTAAGCGCCTCTGTCTCCTGGGATCTGCAGGAACAGGCCACCGATGCGAACCTGCTCAACCAGGCTGGCGTCACTACGTTGATTCGCAACGACGGCTTCAAATTCTGGGGTAACCGTACCTGCTCAGACGATCCGTTATTCGTCTTTGAAAACTACACCCGTACCGCACAGGTGCTGGCCGATACCATGGCGGAAGCGCACGCGTGGGCGATGGATAAACCCATCACGCCAACGCTTATCCGCGACATCGTTTCCGGTATTAACGCCAAGTTCCGCGAGCTGAAAACCAACGGCTATATCGTCGACGGCTCCTGCTGGTATGACCCAGAGTCGAACGATGCATCAACCCTGAAAGCGGGGAAACTGTATATCGATTACGACTACACCCCTGTCCCGCCGCTGGAAAATCTGACCCTGCGCCAGCGCATCACCGACACCTATCTGGCAGACCTGTCAGATTCGGTTAACAGCTAAGGAGCTGAAGCATGGCGTTACCACGCAAACTTAAATACCTGAATATGTTCAACGATGGCCTGAGCTATATGGGCGTCGTTGAATCCGTCACCCTGCCAAAGCTTACCCGCAAGCTGGAGAAGTATCGCGGCGGCGGTATGCCGGGCTCGGTCTCTGTCGACCTCGGCCTGGACGATGACGCCCTGGCGCTGGAGTGGACCGTTGGCGGTCTGCCGGACGCCGCTCTGTGGGCGCAGTACGCCTCTCCGGGCGCGGACAGCGTGCCGCTGCGCTTTACTGGCTCTTATCAGCGCGATGATACCGGCGAAATCTCCGCCGTCGAAATCGTCATGCGCGGCCGTCATAAAGAGTTTGATGGCGGTGAAAACAAGCAGGGCGAGAGCGGCACCACCAAGATGTCCACCGAGTGCGCTTACTACCAGCTGACCATTGATGGCAAAGAGATCATCGAAATCGACATCATCAACATGGTGCTCAAAGTCGATGGCGTCGATCGCCTGGCAGAACACCGTAAGGCCATCGGCCTGTAACCCTTTAACCGGCCGGGATGACCGGCCGGTGAGTTAACTTTCTGAAGAGTAACGAAATGGAAAATATCAACGAGACCGCCATGAACGAAAGTGAAAACCCACATATCGTCACGCTTGATAGCCCCGTTCAGCGCGGTGAGCAAAAAATTGAAAAGGTGACGGTGTCTAAACCCAATGCGGGGACCCTGCGAGGGGTATCGCTGGCGTCGCTGGCGCAATCTGACGTCGATGCGCTGATTAAGGTGCTGCCGCGAATGACCTCGCCGGCGCTGACCGAGCATGAGGTTGCGCGCCTGGATGCCTGCGATCTGCTCTCTTTTGCAGGTAAGGTGATCGGTTTTTTGTCACCGGCTTCGGCTCGCTGAAGTTTCCCGAAAATGTGTCGGTCGACGATCTGATGGCGGATATCGCGGTGATCTTTCACTGGCCGCCGTCAGAACTGTACTCCCTTAGCGTGACCGAACTCCTCTTATGGCGCGAAAAAGCGCTGCAGCGAAGCGGAAACCACCATGAGTAATAATGTCAGTCTTCAGGAGCTGCTTAAGGCAGTCGACCGGGCAACCCGACCGCTTAACGCTCTCCAGAACGCCAGCCTCACTCTCGCGAGCGATATCCGCGAGGCGCAGACGGCGCTTGGGGCGCTCGATGAGCAGGCGGGGCGTATTAACGGCTTCAGAAAAGCAAACGCCCAGCTCGCCACGACGGAGCAGTCGCTTGCTCAGGCGAAACAGCAGGCCGCGGCGCTCGCGGTGCAGTTTAAAAACACGCAAAACCCCACTCAGGCACAGGCTGATGCGCTGACTGCAGCCCGAAAATCGGCGGCCGACCTTAAGCTTGAGTACAACAGCTTACGCTACTCGGTACAGCGTCAGCGCACTGAACTCGCTCAGGCGGGAGTCAACACGCGCACGCTCTCGTCGGATGAGCGTCGTTTACGAACGCACATCAGCGAAAAAACGCAGCAGCTTAACCGACAGCGTGATGCGCTGGCCCGCGTCAATCAGCAGCAGGAGCGGCTGAGTACCGTTCAGAATCGCTACGAGTCAGGCAAACGCGTTACCGCGCGGGTGGGTCAGCTTGCAAATGCGGGCCTGGGTATCGCAAAAGCGGGCTTTGAACAGACGTCCCGGTTTATGGCGCCAGGCATCAGCTTTGAAAAGCAGATGTCGGCCATTCAGGCAAACCTTGGTCTGGCGAAGGGGGATCCCCGGCTTGATGCGATTCGCCAGCAGGCGCGGGAGGTCAGTGCCAGGACCGGCGTACCTGCAGATACGGTCCTCCGGGCACAATCCGAACTGACTCGTTCAGGCTATGACGCCGATGGGCTGCTTGCGGCCACCGCG